AAATTCGTTATGGACGTTAATCCAATTGGTCATTGGTTTTGACCTCCTAATTGAGGAATGCTGGAAGCTTGTCCGCGCGGTACTGGTGAGAGATGATAATCTTCACCTAATCCTGTAGCTGCGCCTGAAGCCATGTGTACTTGCTCTTGAAGAGCATTTACTTTCATTTGAGAGTCGGCCTGTTCAGCTAGAGCTACATAAGGCCTTACAACATCGTAATCATCGATGTTAAAGAACTGAGAGAGTATCTGGGCTAGCTTTACTCCTGAGAAATGTGGTTGAACAGTAGGCCATAAGCCGGAAGAAGTTAATTGAGTCAAGTTCTGATTTAAATCTGCTTGTTCAGCGAAATGACGTGCTCCTACTGGTTTAATACGACCAATACCTGTGATATCTTCTACTGTTAGATCTGTAAACGAGACATCGTTGTACTGGTTATCAAATACTTTGATAGTTGTTACTCCTTGCATATTACGTCGAGCAAGTTCCAACATCGCGTTAAGCAAAGGTTCAACCATCTGTTCTTCAAACTGTTTAATTTTATTTTGGAATACGCGGGCTGCAGCATTCTCTAATCGCTGTACTTCGTATTTAGTTTTTTCACCTGGGGTTCGGAAACCCATGGCTTCTTTAGGAGCACCAGCCATCTCTTCCATGAGAGATGTTAAATGCTCCAGCTTCATATCTGCTTGAAGTATGTTTACATCAGGAGCAATTAACTCTACTTTACCTTCTTCACCTGCAAATATCTTGGCTCCTGGTTCCCAATTAAATTCTTCTACAAAGCCTGTAACCATTTGAACAGGATATCGAGTGAGATCCCATATATCGGCGGCCATGTTTTCAATATGATCGAGACGATATTGCATACCAACAAGATTATCAAGAGGGCCCATACCCCATAAATTGTCTTGCTTCTTACGCCATGGGACATGAAAGATAGGAGGATTGCCGAAATAGCTAGGATTCGGCCTATTTGCAATAAGCTTGTGCCTGTCGACAACAGTTATAACTCTATTTTTCTGGAATTCATCTGTGTAAACATCGTGCCAATCTCCATAGAACGTTAGTGTTTCTACCCAATTGGACATTAAATAATTACGGAATGAGGTGAAGCCTTCCATAGCATAGAGACGATCTCGTTGTATCCAATCTCCTTGCCAAGTTCTGGCTGTATAACGGATTTCTTTTAAATAATCGAAGAGCTTCTGATAATCTTCAGTTTGCTCATCAATAGACATACGATTAAGACGTTCCCTTAGTTCTCCCATCGAAGTGAGGGATCGAACGATTTTAGGGGCATCTGCGAAGTTTTCAGCGGTGGGGTTAAAAACGATATCAAGTGGAGAGATACGTCTAATTGCGGGTCCGACATACCCGACTTGGACTTTGTTATCAAGTTCAACTCGTTGGTCACACCATTCCACTGTTGCGAAACAATTTCCGAAGTGGATGTAATCGATAATGATTTTGTCCATCTCGTGCTTAAAAGAGGGTTGAGATATAACCCATTGCATATAATTAGCAATGGCATCTCGCTTCTCGCGAGAATTAGCATCTCTTTCGTTGGCTTCCCAGACGAGCCATTTTCGCTGGGGAAATAGAGTTGCAGTATAATTGGAATATAAATTGTCTGAGATTTGGCAGAGCTTTGGAACCGTTGTTTTATTTTTCCAAGGAAGTTGTGCATTAGTTGTTTTAGTCGTATCAGTAGCATAGACATAACGGCGTATCTCTTCTTTCTCTACTTTCCACGGATTGCGCAATAAATCCCACTGAATAAAATACTCAGTGAGTTGAGTAGCCTGTTGATCAGGCCGTATTGCATTTAGTAATTCTAGTACTTGGCCGGTCATTAAATACTGTTTTCTTTATTTTTCCAAATTTCATCGATGTTTTCTTGAACTCTTATGGGAACGCCTTGTACTGTTACAAAAGAGCCGCCTAGGTGATGAGGACCACAAGATTCTATATGGTCTGCATTAACTTTTATTTTACTGCCATTCATTGCAGTGTATGTGTAGAAATTAGCTATAATGCACCTCCAAAGCGACCATGGAATTCTAGAGCTTTTTGTTGGTCCCGGCGATAACGAAAAATATTGACGGGGGCTGTGATGAGATCGACTGCAGAAGCGAGTGCATCTTTGATGTCGTCATGTTGGGGATTTGCAAAGATAAGTTCCTCCTCAAGCGTCTGGCAATGGCCTCCCATATAATGCCACATCTGTCTATTCGCATATTTAGGTTCCAGTGTGGCCAATATACGTTCCTCTTTAGAACCCTCCCATCTTGATGGTCTATATTCCTCAATAACAAGAGACAAGCCCATTGGTCTTATGTAGTTTTCTTTGAGGTCGTTGACGATGACTGTTTGAGCTGCAGTAACTTCCGCTCGAAGTTTTCTAAATCCCCATTTTTCGTAAAGTTTAAGAATGCGTTTAAAGTACTCTCCCACTGATTTGGTTTTGAATCGATCAATGTCGAGCACATAGTAATTGAGTTCGCCATCCGCTCCAACAACGACAATGCTCGTGTAATCTCCTCTTTCTGAGAGGGAGTAAGCAAAGTCGACTGAAGCGAGGACGTTGATGGGGACTGCGCCTTTTGTTCCTGTGGAGATGTACCATCTACCACGTTGCATGTGGAGACGGTCTCGTTCGTAGTATTGGAAGAGAGATCTGTTGATGGGGGCCGACGTGGTGTCGTACGGATCGTTATAATATTGGGCCCGGAAGTGTATCGGATTTTGATATTGTACCCGTTTCTCGTTGAGAATGCGCGCGTCAAAACCAAACCACTTTCCATCGGTACGTTGTTGACGAGGCCAAAGAAATTGTCCGGTGCCGTCACCGGCGGTTTCAACGGCATATTCCTTGACATTGAATAATGGGGCCAACCCCAGAATGTTTCCCAAATCATCGAACTGTTGTATTTCCTTTTGTTGTAATCCTGCATATAAATCATTTGGATGGTAACGTGTGCCCACTATTACTTCTTTTGCACGGGCTCCTTTAATAGAAGACAAGTAACCATATTGGTCTTCTACCTTTTCTCTCATAGTTTCTATATAAGCGTTTTTAGCAACAACAACATCATCAAGAATATCAATATCACAATGTAGTCCAGTAATGTTTGTTGTAAGCCCCGCTGTAAATACCGTAGGATCCCGTATAAACTCTGTTTTACGTAACGGATGATCAACTGATATTTCTCTTTCTGTCCACTTTTCTCTCTTGGCTTCTTCGGGATGAACCATCTCAGGCCAGTAGAGACGGTAGTTATCTGAAACTAATATGTCTTTGATTGCTTTTAATTGTTTGGTAGCTAAATTACTGGTGGAAGAAATATATAATATACGGACTGCTGGATTACGAGTTATCTCCCAAACTGCATACATTGCAGCCATCCAGCTCTTACCATGATCTCGTGGGAGGAGTAGTAAGAGATTATCTCCGGATGCTTCTGATGCCATCCAAGAGAGACATTCTAAATGAATATTGCCTAGGACTCGCATAGGCTGAAGGAGTTTAACAAATTCTATTAAGGATGCTTCGCAGAGGGCACGTCGTTCTGCACGTACATCATCAATAGATTCAATTATTTTCTTCGCTTTTTTCTTTGGTCGTCCTACGGCCATACTCTAGTCTGTCTATTCTCTTACCTTCAGCTAACATACGCTGATCCATGAAACTTAAACGTTCATCTTGTCTTGCTATGACAATCAATACACCTTCTAGCTTATCGACTTTATCTGAGAGACTTTTGAGCCTTTCTCCCTGGTTCTCAATCTCTTTCTTGATTGCGCCCAGTGCAATAAAGCCTGAAAAGACAATTACTACAGTCTGGACTATCCATCCGACATTAGTCACCAGCCATTCCATGGTTTATAACAAGAAGCCCCAGAGGCTGAGAGCTGCGTTGGTGGTACCTGCACCTGCTGTTGCTTGGATCGTTATAGAACCAATGGGAGTGCCTGTGGTTCCGTTGGTTGTTCCAGTGATGGGTTGAGGGGATTGCATCGGGGGAATGCAGTTAACTTCGTATGCAGGATTAGAGGCTGTTGCTCCTGCATTCTGTACATAAACCCAGGTTCCTAAGGTTACTAATGCACCAGTAGCTGGGGTGTAGCTCATGGTAATGGTTACGTTACCGATTGCTGTTGCTCCGCCTGTTTGGTAGACAAAGCCTGATGCATGTACTGTTCTTCCAACGTTGGCGTTAGCGCCTATAATAGCGACAACAGAACCAGCAGCTCCAGTAGACGAGGCTGATACGGGGACAGAACTGGGGACTACTCTATTTGCCATTTTTCTTTTTCTTCTTTTTCTTTAGTATTCCAGTGCCTTTATCAGCTTGATTAAACTCTTTTGCCACAGATTGTTTAATTCCTAGTTTCTTGGCGAATTTAGGATTATGGGCTGCTGCAGCCATAGTACGAGCTTGTTTAGCTGATACTGAGGGCATCTTAGTGTTTGATGTTGGAATAAGTTAATTGTTTACGTTTGAATGCTGCATCGGGAGCGATCTTACCTTTTGATTTCATAGAGGTAGATACGCCCTTCATGACGTGAACGTCAGGATTAGATGCAACCTGTTTATAGCCCTGTGGCATTTTCTGGTTTCTCTCTTAACATGGTTATATTTTTAATTGCTCTGATTCTTTGATTTGGCCAGAACCATACTTGTCCATCGTCATGGAAACAGCCCCAAACCATATCGGTTTCAGGACCATAATCGACGAGGAAATGGCAGAGGGCGTCGCCTTTCGGTGTAGACAACCAAAGGGGTGGATTTAGCTGAAGGATCAATAGTTGATTTCGTCTGCATATTCACTGGTAGTAGGCAAAGATTGAGGCACATTGAGAGGAACTGTAGCGTCCATTCTCCCTCGGTTACCACTCGGATGCGAAACATTGTTGGCTGGATGGTCTTGAGGATTTTGGACTGAGCCCATCATATGCTGATATGCACTACCGATGTTGTGCTGAATTCCTTCTTTACGTCCTTTGTTACTAGCTTCACTAGCACCAAAGGATTTACGTAATTGAGATGGATTGATTTGACTCAGGGACATATTACATGCCTAAGTTATGCATTCCACCATTACCGCGGAAGTTATCTGCTGAGGTCATGGTTCCGGTGCCTAAGCCTGCATTCGCACCCTTTTCAGAGTTAGGATGATGAGACTGGGAACCTTCGTGTGCCCTACGGGCAGAACCTAAAAGATGCTCGTAAGAGCTAATACCTTTGTTAGCCATCTGAGCGCTAGGTTGTTTCATTGTTTAATTATTCCTTTGTAGTTGAGTTTAGATCTTGACTTTTACTGCCTATATAAATAAAATGTTTTTTATTTTAAGGAGCTTATATATGAAATGTTTGGATAAAGAAGCGTTTATGCAACAATATATCCTCAAAAGGACTTCTCATAAGAAGACAGTAGAGGATTTAATTAGGGATGCTTTATATGCTTATGAAGCTATAAAAGGGGTAGATGCAAACGCGTCTTCATCGTGTATACTAAAAAATTAATCGTGTCAAGCACTATTTTACACAAAAGGAGAAATATTTATCTTGACAATCCAATATAGCCTGTACTTCAAGAAATGTATTACCTGTGGACGTACATTCCAGGTAATGGATAGACGTTACCTAGATTGTATACGTTGCTGGTACGATAGAATTTATTACAAAAAGAAAGACAAATGAATGAAAGATCACATAAATAAAGAAGATTTGAGCAATAATTATAAGTTAGTACTATTAATTGAAGAATGTAGTGAAGTTATCCATGCAGCTACTAAATGCCTGAGATTTGGTACAGGATTAGTAGATCCTGATTATGGGAATAACTTATCTATGCTCTCAAGAGAAGTAGGGGAATTGCAGGCTATTATTGATAGAACATACCTAGATCGTGCTGCATTCAATGCTGCATATTTCAAGAAATGGGATAGAGTTCTGAAGGTTGCAGAGAAGAATGGGAAAGACATTCACCCGAAT